TTTATCATGATTTTATTAATTATTCTATCTAAGTGCAATTAAAATAGCTATGATTTGATATAGAAATATTTACAATATATCATTTTATTGTAAGATTTAAAATAGATATATTTTTATATATCTATAATAGGTTTACACTCATTTATATCTATTTCAAAATCAAACATTCTACTATCACAAATATTATTAACTTCTAAACTATCACTCAAATATTTAAAATTTATTTCTCTTATTATAGTTTTATCACTACTCCATTTAAAATCACTATTTATTGGATATATTTTTAATTTATATAAAATAGATAAAATATCACTCTCAATAGCATAAAAAGAGTTTGCATTTAAATTAAATCTTGCAATCTCATAGAGATATAAAAGCACTTTAAAATTAATTTGCTGTTGTATCAAACCCTTTCCAAAATCTTTATAATTTATTTTATCTATCATGATAAAAATATAATTATTAGGAGACTTTTTAAACATCTCAAAAGCTTGAACCTCATCTATAATATTTAATATTCTAAGATTATCATATAGATAAAATTCTCCTCTTAATTCTGCATTTAAATACTTGTATGGAGTATAAAAAAAGTTTTCATTAAATGGAAGATAGGTAAAAATATTTTCTGTTCCAACTTGCATATTTAAACAATCTTCATCACTATTTAAATTAGAGCATAATCTATAATATTTATTTTCAACTCCATCAAAATTATTAAAATTAAATGAGCCATTTATAATATTTAATATATTACTACTTGCTTTTAAATCAGAAAATAATTTTATATTTTCACATTTTAATTTTGCTTTTAAAATATCACATATATTTAAAATCATTACAAACCTTTTTAATTTATATAATTATATAAAAAAAGATTTGTAATTACTTTTAACTGTTTAGATAGGAGTAAAGGAGAATAAAAGTTTAAAGTTTAGGGTTTTATTTCAGCTAATAGTTGTATTGTTGTAGAAATTAAAATAAATAGTTAGATAAAATCGTTCTTGTAGATTTAACTAATAAATTGAAAGGATTTAATTTCAGCCCCCAAACTTTAAACATGCAATAATTATATATTAAAAATTTTTATTTGTCAATTAAAAATGTTAAATATATTTAAATTTATTTCCAATAGCAATTATTTCTATATTTAAATTATTTATATATTTTAAATTCTCACTCATATTTAAATCTTTATACTCTTTATATGCAAAATAATCAATGTTTAAAGGATTGTGAATTATTTCTAACTCCTTATAACTGTTAGCCTCATAATAATTAACTATATCATTTCTAATTAGATAATAATCAATATTTAAACTATCTAAATTTAATATTGGAGTATTTAAAATTCTATCAATTAAAGCAATAGTTAATCTACTTAAATTTAATCTATCTAAATCACTTATAATCATTTTATTTATAAATATATATAAGTATAAATTTATAATTGCAATTGTGTTTAAATTTATATTACTATTGATAATATTTTCAATACTCCAAATATTATTTATAGATTTTATATCCCCTTGCAAGATATAAGGATAATCCTTAATAGGTTTGATAGATTTAAAATTTAAATCCAATAGTTCAAAAACCATAGAAATATCTTGATTAAAAATATCAATGCTTTCAAAAATAAGTTTCATTTTTGAAAACTCTATTGAACTATCAAAATTATAATTATTAAAGCAATATTGCATAAAATCATTTACTTTAGAGTTATAATCTAATTGCACATAATCATAACTCTTATTATATGTTTGACTTAATGGCAAATCTTTTATTTGGGTTAAAGTTAGAGGATTAATATTATTTTCAATAATTTTATTATCAAAATTAATCACATGCTCTCTTACTTTAAAATCTTTTAATTGGTTTGAAAAGTTTTTTAATCTTGATTTGAAATTAATTGAGAGGTCTATATCTTCAATTATTTTTAGATTCAATTCTATTAGCATATATCCTATGTGAGAATCTGAACCCTTAATATTATAACTTGTAATAAATGCTTTAAATTTACCATAAAATTTATCAGTAAACATTACATATCTCTTTTTGGATATAATCTTAAATACTTTTGTAAATATGTTTTCATCTTCAATTATAAAAGTAGTTTGCAAAGCTTTTTTACCCTCTCCTAAATCTGCAATTGTATTTTTACCCTTTTTTATTTGGTCTTTATCTTGATATTTATTAGCACTTGATAAAGATGTATCTAATTGTTTTATCTCTATATTTTCTATCTTGGTTATATTTAGCATTTTTATATATCCTTTTATTTTTTATATATTTTATCACTTTTTAAATAGATTTAAAATAGCTTAAAATGTTGCTTATATCTCTTTTTATAAATTAATATGCAATGAGTTTTAAATCTATCCAAGATTTATTAAAATAGCATATATAACCCTCTTTTTAATTTTGTAACCCTCTTATAACCCTCTTATAACCTATACTGAAACCCCTATTTTATGGGGTGTAACCCTTGTAACCTTATTTTTTATAAATTAAAAATAAATAAATCTCCATATAGTTTTAAAAGAGATAAAAGAATATATGCAGATATATATAAACTATAAAATGCTAAAAAGAGGGTTATAACGGTTACAAGCCCATGAAATAATGGTTTCAAAAGGGTTATAAGAGGATTTAAAGGGGTTATAAAGAGGGTTACAAAGCTTGAAAAGCTATTTTATACTCTCTCATGCTATTTATATGGGGTTGAAATATAAAATCAATATTTAAAAGAGATATAAGCAACATTTTAAGCTATTTTAAATCTATTTAAAAAGTGATAAAATATATAAAAAATAAAAGGATATATGATGATATTTTATAATAATGATGAGGTTAATTTTACCTCTTTAAAATGCAATGGAGGTATTTTTAATAATATAGAAATGTTAGAGTTTGAAACAGATTATAAATTGCCTTTGAAAGCAGAGGTAAATTTTTATAATAAAGTATATACAGTTTATAACTCCCATAAGATATATAAAAAAGATAGAAAAGAGTTTAAATATTTTGCATTTAGTAGAAAATATTTAATAAATCAATATAGATTTACACAAGTTAAAATGTTTAATAAGGGGTATAAAATCTCATCTCTATTAAAAGATTTATTGAATGTGCCAATAAAAGATAATACTAATAAAATATTACTATTTGATGAAGATATAATTATATATCCTACAACCAATTTAAAAGCCTTTTTAGATGTTTTATTTGCATTACATGGGTTAGTATTGATTACTAATAAAAACTCTCTTATTTTGGATAATTTAAACTATAATACATCTCTATTAGATTTAAACTCTTATAATGAGTTAGAAATAATTGAAAATGTGATTGAAAATAATAGTTATATATTTGGTAATAGTAATTTTAATAATTTTAAAACCTGTTATAGTATTAATTCAAAATTAGCAGATTATAGCAATGCTATTTATAGTAATTTTAGATTATCTAAAAATAGCGTTAAAACTATTGAAAATAATTTAAACTATAAAAATATGCTTGATGAGGTTCAATTAATATTAAATTGTAATTTTGATGAAAACCTTTTAAATTTGAATAGAGCTATCAATATAAATTTTAATGAGGTTCAAGGAAGATTTAAAATAATCTCCTTTAATCTGCAAATAGATAGAGATAACTTTGATTTTGATTTAAATCTATCCAAGATTTATTAAAATAGCATATATAACCCTCTTTTTAATTTTGTAACCCTCTTATAACCCTCTTATAACCTATACTGAAACCCCTATTTTATGGGGTGTAACCCTTGTAACCTTATTTTTTATAAATTAAAAATAAATAAATCTCCATATAGTTTTAAAAGAGATAAAAGAATATATGCAGATATATATAAACTATAAAATGCTAAAAAGAGGGTTATAACGGTTACAAGCCCATGAAATAATGGTTTCAAAAGGGTTATAAGAGGATTTAAAGGGGTTATAAAGAGGGTTACAAAGCTTGAAAAGCTATTTTTATAGTATGCTATAATAATTTACTAGATTTAAAACAAGGATAGAAAATGGACGTAAAAATACTAAATATTACAGACCCTTTTATATGTTCTCATGCTATAAGAACATGTTGGCAATCGTTTAAACATTCTGATAAGGATATAAAAGATTTAGAATTGATTGATAGAGTTGGAAATAAATATAAGCATTCAAGCACATTAGAACATATAATAATTCAAGCTGAAATTAATAAAATTAGTCGTGCATTATTACAACAGTTATCAAGACATAGACATATATCTTTAAGTGTGAAAAGCACTAGATATACATTAAAGGAATTAAAAGGAGCTAAATTAAATACTATTAGCGATTATGAGAAATATATTAAATTGGTTGGAAATTTAGAAATAGACCAATTAAATATGAAAACTCTTAATAATATTAAAAGTTTGATTGAAAAGGGATACTCTAATGATTTTATTAAATATGCTCTCCCTGAATGCTATTTAACACAATTAACAATAACTTTAAATCTTAGAGAGTTTATCCATATAGCTAAACTTAGATTATCAAAAAGTGCATTATGGGAATTTAGAGAGTTAATGACTATATTTTTAGATGAGATTAAAAAATATGATGATAGGATTTATAATTTAATTATAAGTGGGATAAACAATGCAGAAAATAATAGCTAAATTAAAATGTATGTTTACAACTCCTTTTAAACCAACTATAACCATAAGTGAATATGATAGAAAAAATAGTTATATTTTTATAATATATAGAAATCCTATTACATGCAAATTTACACTACTTACAACTAAATTTATATATACTATGTATCAAGAAAAAGAGTTTAAATTTAAATCGATTAAAGAAGTTTTATATTTTATAAAGGATTTTAAATGAAATTAAATCCTAGTGATATAATCAAAATTGAATTAAACGCTTTCAAAATTGAATATCCATTTATTGGGGATTTTAAGGCAACACTGAATAAAAAATTAATTGATAAAGTAAAAAGTATGCTTGATAAAAATATATCTCTAAGATATATAAAAGCATATATTAGAAAGGAGCTAGAAGATTACTATAAATCTAAAATTAAATTACAACTATTGCAATTAAAAGAGGAACAGTTAAAATCTTTTGAAATTAATCCAAATGCTAATATAAAAAATGCTTTAGTGTTTGGACTATCTTTAGATGATTTAATTAAATCAAGAATAAATACACATTTTAAATCATTGCTACAACTTGCAACTACTCCAAATTTAAATTTAAATGATATAAATAAAATTAAAAAAGCAAATACTTATGCTATGAGTTCTCTAACATATAATTATTTAAAAGCTAATAGAAATTTAGCTTATGAATATATTGAAATGCAATATAAAAGCGATATAAAAGGTTGGCTATACTCTGCAATATTAGATAGGAGAACATCAACAATATGTTTAACTCTAAATAATAAATTTTATGAGTTTAAAAGATATAAAAAGCGTTCTAATCTCCCATATATCCCAAATATAAACACACATATTAATTGTAGAAGTATGCTATTAACTATCTATAATGGAGAGGATATATCTAAATATAAAAATAAAACTCTTGATGAATTTTTAAAAAGTGAACCTTATGAGGCTAAAAAATTATTAGGAGAAAAGAGATATAAATTATACAAAGAAAATAAATTAAAAGCAGAGGATTTAATTAATTTCAAACAAAAGAAATTTTATCCAATAAAAGATTTAATTAAATCTAAAAATTAATTAGGATTAAATTTATCCTAATTAATTATAAATTATTTTATTATTTGTAACATTGATAATTTTAAGTAATCTGTTTTTAAATTCATCTCCTCTTAAATTTGTTTCTACTTGAATAAAATATTTTAAATCCTCAATCAATGTATCTTTAGTAACAATACTATTACTTAATGCAATTTTTTTAATTTAATATCTTTAATGCAATAAACATTAAAACCAAATTGTTTTAAAAATATAGCTTCATCATTACATTTAAAAAATAATCTAAAAGTGCTTAAATCTTTGTCATGCTTTATTAAAAGGTTTGCTACATCTTCAACAGTTAAAAGTTTGTTAAATATCATTTTATATCCTTTCATATAATTTCAAATAGTTTAGAACTTGCTATCAACATATATTTAAAATTGCATTTCTTTAAATGTGATATTAAGTCATCTTTATCAAGAATTGAAAATGTATAATAATCAAAAATATAATCATGTAGCTTACTATAATCAATGCTTTTATTAGTAAAATCTCCAACATAATTAACAGCTACAAGTCTATTTTTAAGCTCTTTTAACTCTTTTCTATTTATAGTTTTGATAAATTTTAATCTGCTCTTTTTATATTTAATTTATACTTTCATAAACCCAATCAAATTTATTTAATCTATATTTTAATTCATTACCTTGATATAAATGATATTTAAAATTTCTCTCAAACACACCTAAAATAAATTTATAAGTGTCTATTCTTTTTTCATTCCAAACATCTTTTAAAATATCTTCATTTAATTTTAGATATTTTTCTAAAGTCTCATCTCTAAAAATAGCTATTAATCTATTAGGATTTTCATCTGAAACAATAGAATATATCTTAGCAATATGCTCACTTATTATTTTACACCTTTTATCTTCTGCTAATTTATTTATATTGTGAGGTAGTTTAAGCCTCATATCATCTAATTTTATTATATATAAATCTAAATTTATTTTTAAATCTACTCTTTTTACATGATATGCATTTATTTTATTCATGTTTAAATCCTTTCAATTTAATTGTTTCTTTGTATTGAAACATTAAATATTTTAAATGTCAAGTAATTTAAATAATATTACAATAAAATAATATATTTATAGGTTAAGTAATAATAATATTGATAAGATTTGATATAATTTTTAAAATATAAATAAGAGGATATATAATGCAAAAGAGACCAAAATATTATCAAAATAGATTAGAGCCATTAAAAATAATAGAAACATTAAATTTAAATTTTAATATAAGTAATGTAATAAAATATCTATTTAGAAGTAAAAATAAAAATAAAATAGAAGATTTAAAAAAAGCATTAGATTATTTAGATAATGAGAGGTTAAAAAAATCTGCAATAGTTGAGAGTATTATGAAAAATTGGAGTGATGAAAACATAGATAAAGATTTAAAAAAAGCGTTAGTTAGTTATCTTAGCCCTACAAATGAAATTATTCTAATGGATAGTATTATAAGATATATAGAAAAGATTAAAAAGGGTTAATAATGGACTATGCAATAAATATAAAATTAAATGATTTAGTTAGTAGAGAATTAAATAAAATAAAATCAACTTTAAATAATTTTACATCTAAAAGCCAAGAGATAATTTTAGATGTAAAATTAAAAGGGTTAGAAAAGGCTAAAAAGGATTTAAATGATTTAAAATCTATTGGGCTTAGTGCAATAAGTGCAATGATGACAATAGCAACCCCATTAAAACAATCTATGGATTTTGAATTACAATTTGTAGATGTTGCAAAAGTTTTTAATGGAACTGATAAAGAATTGCAAGATATTAAAAAAATGATATTTGATATTGCTAAAACATCTTCAGCAAGTGTTAAAGATATTACTAAAATTACAGCTGAAGGGATTGCTACTGGAAAAATTCCATTAAAAGATATGAGAGAGTTTGTAAACCTTGCAAATCAATCTAAAGTGGCGTTTGAGGTTACTAATGACCAATTAGGAAAAGCTTTAAATGCTAGTTTATCAAAGTTGCAATATAGTGTAAAAGATACTAAAGAACTCTTTGATATGCTCAACTATTCAACAAATATAAGTAGTTCAAAAATGGTAGATATGCTTAATGTATTATCTCGAACAGCTGGAAGTTTATCTAAATTTAAAAAGGAAGAGATAGCAACCCTTATTAACTTTGGAGTAGAAAAAGGTGTAAGCCCTGAAGTAACAGCAACAAGTTTAAATTCTATTATGAACTCTTTGAGTGAGTTAGATATAGGTAAAGTTGAAAAACTATTAAAGAAAAAAAATGTAAAAATAGAGTTACCTAAAATTGAGGGTAAATCTATATCTGGATTTGAAGCAATAGAAAAAGGTTATGGATATGAGGCACTATTGCAAATATTAAAGCAAATAAAAAATGAAAAAGATTTAGATATGAAATTTCGTATGATTGTAGATATATTTGGAAAAGGAGAACAAAAAAACCTCATAGTAAACTTTTTAAATGATTTAGACGGATTAGAAAAAAGATTAAAAGATATATCAACCGTAAAAAATTGGAGTAATTCAGTTACTAAAGAGTTTGAACAAGTTGAAGCCACAGCATTAAAAAGGATAGAAAAATTCAAAGGATTAATAAATATTTTAATGATTAAAATAGGAGATAGTATTTTAAAATTATTTGGAACTATTTTATCTTTTATTAATCCTATATTACAAAAAATAGTAGAATTTGCTAACTCTCATAAAAATCTATTTGGAGTTATTTTAAAAGTATTAGGATTAATTGCAATTATTACAACTGTTTTTATAGCTTTTAAAATAGCTATGATTGGTGTTACATTTGCTTTTAGTGGATTTATATCTGTATTAGGTGGATTACTTGCAGTAATTAGTCCAATAATCACCCCATTAATTATAATTTCAACCCTTATATATGGGTTCATTAAATATTGGAATGAGTTTAAATCCTCTCTATTATATGCAATAGATTTTACACAGCTAAATATATTATTAGAAAAATTATCATTTATTAAAAACCTTTTTATCGGTCTATGGAATATAATTAAATTAATTTTTGGAGATTTATTTTTAAAAATATTTAATTTTAATTCTAAAGTAGATGAAAGCACACAAAAGGTTTCATTCTTTGGAGAATTATTTAAAATAATTGGTTATATTATTGGAACTGCTATAAATGGAGTTATATTTATTTTAAATAATATGCTAAATATAATTAAATGGATTTTAGATAAAGTGGCATACATGGGAGAATTATTTAAAATAGTTGGAATATTTATTATAAATGCTTTACAATCTCCTATAAACTCTATTAAATCAATTTATAATTGGCTAACAAATATTTTTAGTAAAATAAAATCCATTATATCTAGTGTATCAAATATAAAACTACCTAATGTAAGTGAATATGTTTCTAATAAATGGCAAGGGTTTAAAAATAGTGTTTCTAGTGGTTGGAGTAGTGCTAAAAACTTTTTAGGATTTGGAAATAAAAATAAATCTATTAAAAATAATACTTGGAATACAAAACAAATTAATTTTAAAAGAGATACTCAAGATTTAGGCTATGTAAATTTAAATGTATCTAGTGCAGATAATTTAAAAGTATCTGCTAGTAAAATAAAAGGTAGTGTAAGGATTTTAAATGATTGATATTTATTTAAATAGTGATTTGGATATAGAATTTATAGATAATGATTTAAAAACTACTAATAGTTTAAAATTTAGTATCTATAATGCAATCACAGCCAATAGAGATTTAGAGTTAATATGTAATAATATAGAGGGTTCATTTACTCCATATTTAATTAATCAAAATAGAATTACTACTAAATATTTAAAAGATTTAAAATCAGAAATAATTTATTCTTTAGAGTTTTTAAATGATAATAAAGATATTGATGATTATGAGGTAAATATATCTATAATTGATAACTCTATTATTGCATATATTAAGATATTTTTTAATAATCAACAATCTATTATATATGATGTAAAATTATAATAAAGGATTTGAAATGAATTTTGATTACTCTTTAATTATTGAGAATTTAAAAAATAAAATGAATGATGAATTTAATATTAAGGTTGAAAAAAATAGCTTTCTCTCTTACTTAATAAACACCTTTGCATTTGGTTTATATAGGGTTTATAGAGATTTTAATAATTTAATTCTACAAACATTTGCACATACAGCAGATTTAGAACATCTCCAACTACAAGCACAAGAAAGAATTAAGCCTTTAAATGGTTTTAAAGCTAAAGGGGTAATAGTTTTATCTAGTGATGAAGTCCCAAAAGAAATAAATAGTGGAGAGATATTTTATTATTTAGATTTGCAATATAAACTATTAGATAGCACAATTATAGATAAAAAGATTTTAGATAATGATAACTTAGATAGCCTAGTTTCAAATGAAAAAGAGGCTATTTTAACATTTAAAACTAGACATAATCTAATAAATGATTTGATTATAGATATTAAAAATTCAGATGATAATACTTTTGATGGAACTTGGCAAATATCAATATTAGATGATTATAAAATTAAATTTATTATAGATAATGCTAATGAAAATGAAGACTCTTTAACAGATATTGAAATATCTTTAAATATTGGTTATGGAGATATTGAAGCTTTAGAAATTGGAAGTAAATATAATTTAAACCCTTATTTCAAATTAGATAACGATAATGTAGATATAAATCAAAGTGCAGTTAATTTTAATTCTCTTTACGGTGGAAAAGATAATGAAACTTTAGAGCAATTTAGATTAAGATTTTTAGATTATATTAGAACTCCTCAAGCTTTTTTTAATGAGAATTTTATCAAATCTCAAATTTTAAATAAGTTTTCAGATGTCACAAGGGTTTTTATTAAGTTTGATAGAGATAACGCAATTATATATATTTATGTTGTAAATGATAATGCTACTAATTATTTGGTATCAGATTCAACTATAAATAGTATTAAAGAGTTTATAGAGACCATTAAACCAATAAATTTAAGTGATTATGAAGTATTAAACCCAAATCAACAAGAAATTAATATTGATATTACAAATCTTATACCAAGTATTCAAGATTTTAAAGAATTGGTTAGAATTAATACTATATATTATATTAACTCCTTAGATATGGGAGAAGATATTTTAATTGATAAATTAAAAGCATTCATATATAATATCTATAATCCTAATGATAATACAAAAGTTATTAGTTTTGATATTGACCCTAACAATGATATTTCTATCAATGATGATAGTATTGCAATAGTAAATCTAACAGTAACTTAAATATTGATTTATTATAGATAGGAGCAAACCCTTAAGAAAGGGTTTTGAATACTTAGATGAATCTCAAATTAGTTTGTGCTTTAACTACTCATACTAATTAAAAATGTGAAAAAATCTTTTAAAAGAGTGTAATAATACTCACATATTTAATTATGTGGCATTATTATTATATTATTTTTTATCTTTAATTTCAATTATTTTTTTAGATATAGATAACTTACTAAAATAATTTGTAGCGTCATCAAAACCTAAACTATCAAAAGCATAAGATAAATGCAATGTAAGATAAAAAATTCACTATCACTAATATATCTATTTAATAAGATATCTTTCTCCTCATCTCCTAACACTTTTAATCTTCTTATATATTTGCTATCATTTTCTTTTATATCAAACATATTATTTTATATTTGAATATTACAATAAAATGTTATATTTGTCAAGATTAAATGTAAAATTTATAAAAATATTTTGTAAAAATATAAAATTACTCTCAACTCCATATAAAAAGCATAAGATGGTATAAAATAGCTTTTCAAGCTTTGTAACCCTCTTTATAACCCCTTTAAATCCTCTTATAACCCTTTTGAAACCATTATTTCATGGGCTTGTAACCGTTATAACCCTCTTTTTAGCATTTTATAGTTTATATATATCTGTATATATTCTTTTATCTTTATAAAACTATATGGAGATTTATTTATTTTTAATTTATAAAAAATAAGGTTACAAGGGTTACAACCCCATAAAATAGGGGTTTCAGTATAGGTTATAATAGAGTTACAAGAGGGTTATATATGCTATTTTAATAAATCTTGGATAGATTTAAAATCCATGCTAAATATTTAGAATTTAGCTTATTTATTATAAAAAATATTTATATTGTTTCATTTAAATGTAATATAAAATAAAAATATTGCAATATATAATATATAGTTTTAAATCATGTTATTCTATTTTTAGATATAATTTTAATTAAAAAGATGGTAAGGAAAGGATTATGCCTATTAATACATTACAAAGACCAAGCATAACTTTAAATATACAAAATGCAGAGTTGATTAATACTGATTTAACAAGAAGAGTTTTATTAATTGGAGAGGTTGGAAATAATTCAACTGTTGAAACTAATAAAATAAAAAAAGATGTAAAGTTAGAGGATTTAGATATATTTGGAGATGGATTATTATCATTAGCTATTTCTAAATATAAAGAAATAAATAAATTTACTGTTTTAGATATATTACCTTTAGATTTAGGGGACTCAAAATCTAGTAGTAGTATAAAAGTAAATGATAGTGTAACTAAAAATAGTATGCTAACTATAAAATTAGATAAATATCAATTTCAAGTGCCTTTAATAGTTGGAGATGATAATATTGCAATAGCCCAAAAGATAGAAAATGCTTTTAATGAGCATGAAATATTATCAAAATTATTTGAAGTAACTAGAACTGATAATGAATTAGATTTTGAAAGTAAGATAGAAAGTGCATATTATAATAGAAATAAATTTGAACTTACAGAAGATTTTAAATCAGGTTTAGTTTATGATGTAACTATGTTTGATGATGGGTTATCTAAAGAGTTAGACCCAGAGTTTTTAAATGATTTAAATATAGATGAGAGATACACATCTATTATTTTTGAAATAAATAATGGAACTAAAGCAGTTACTAACTATCTTGAAAAAGTTTTTAATTTAACAAATCAGATTAAAGATGGTGTTGGTTTTGCAACATTTAGTGATAAACTATCTAATGCTATTGATAAAGGTAATGAATTAAATTATAAAACATTAGTATTATTTTCTAATTTAGATGAGATGAATTATAATATTTTTAATCTTGTTGCCACTGCTGAAATAGTAGCTATTAGAGAGTTAAGATTAACTAATAATACAAATATTAGTAACTATGTTTTATCTAATGTTGAAACATTTGGAAATATTTCTTTTGCTACATATCCATATTTTAACACCCCTTTATCTTTTGATAAACCTAAAGGTTGTATAAAAGAGGAAGATTTAATTAATTTATTAAATAGTGGAGTTACTACATTTATTAATAATGGTAAAACAGTTTTAAGTGAGGTAGTAACTACATATAAATATAATACTTTAGGTGAAAAAGATAACTCTTTTAAATATTTAAATTATGTTGATACTATGTCAGTTATTAGAGAATTTTTTGTAACGCAATTAAGAAATAAATATGCTCAATATAGATTGACTGATGGGGATTTATTGCAAGGATATAATATTACAAATAAAGGTGCTATAAAAGCTACTCTATTAAAATTATATAGTTTACTTGCAAATATGGCTATAACTAGAAAAGGTTTAGAAAAATATTTTAGTTCAAATACAACTATTATAGATGATTTAGAATTAGGTAGAGTAGTTATTAATTGTAAAACTCCAATAGTAACGCAATTAAGAGCTATTGATGGTAATATAATTGAAGTTTTAAATATAAATGTTTCTATATAAATAAAATAAGGAGATAAAAATGGCTGAAAGAGTTTTAGAAAACCCTCAACTATCTATTAATGATGAAATTATTGCGTATGTTCCAAATAGTTTAAAATATATTCCAAACAGTGCTAAAACTATTATTAAATCTGTTACAGTTGGAGGAGGTGCTGTTTCTACTGTTCATGGTAAGGATTTAACAGAATCTACAAGCAAAGTTATATTTAGTATAAAAGCAACTCAAAGAAATTTAGATTTAATTGATTTTTGGTTAAATAATACTGCTATGAATGTTATAGAATTATCAAATAGTGATGGTAGTTTTACCCTTGCTTTTGTTGGAATGAGTTTAGAAGAAATTCCAGATTTAGCTTTAAATATTGATGATGATATAGAATTAACTTTTATTGGAGACCCAATATATTAAAATAAAAGGATATTAAATGAATGAAGATAATAAAATAATACAACTATCAACCCCAATTAAAATAAGTTTCAATGGAGATTTAAAAGAAGTAGAAATATTAGAGGTTAGATTACCAAATGTTTCAAATTTTAAATTATATGCAGATGTAAAAAGTATAGTAATGCAATCTATTTTAAATCTTGAAAATAAAATAAAAGATAATGCAACTAATCAAAATAATAGTGAAGATAATTTAAAATCATTTCCATTAGAATTATTTTTTACTGCAAATACAATTGATGAGTTATCAAAAGCAATAAATAAATATTTAACTGCTAATGGTTATTGGGACGGAGAAATAAAAGTAAATGAAAATCATTTAAAAAAACTATCTATTATAGATTACAATAAAATTTTATCAGAGGTAAGTTATTTTTTATTTCAAATCTAAGGAGTATAGATTTAAACTCCTTAGAAGATATTATCTTTAATATATCTATATATATGCAAGGTGGGATAAATTATGAGTATTTAGAAAAAATAAATATAAAAAAATTAAAAAGGATTTATAAAAGATGTGTAAATCATTCTAAAGAGTTAAAGAGATGAGAAAATTTTTAAAATATTTTAAATTACAAGATTATTTTTTAAATACATTTCAAACTATTTTATCATGCAGTAATTCAAATTTAAATAAATTTTTTAATATTTTAAATAGTGAGTTTCAATCTTTAATTGATTATATAAATAGGATTTATTTAAGTTTATATCCTTGCGAGGGGTTAGAATTGAATAAATTGCATGAAATAGAGTTAGGAATACCAGATAATAATTTTAAATTTGACAATGAGGCACAATTATATCAATTTACTTATACATTTCCAATCCCTTTTGGAGATGGTAGCACAAATAAAAAAGTAACTCCAAAAGATAGGCAAAATGATATAATTATAAAAAAATGTCTAATGAATGATAATAGTGAGATAGGATATAAAAGAATAGCCTCTATTTATTGTTTGAGTATTGAAATAGAGTTTATAAAAGGTAATCCAAACAATGCTTTTACTTATACATTTCCAATCCCTTTTGGAGATTTTAAAGCTTATGATGAGGTTAGAATAAAAGTATATGGAAATCCTAGCCAACTAATATTAAAAAAATTAACAGCTATTTATAATTATATTAAAAGGGTAGATGTAGTTATAAGTATTGAAGATATGAAACAAGATAATATTTATAATCCATTAGATTATAAAACTTGTATAAATCAAGAATGTGAGGGATAATAAATGATTAAGGGATTTTTAGCAATTTTAATATATATAATATTTCCAATAGCTATTTTAGGCTATGCTATAATATTTATTATAGCTTTTATTGTTAGTAAAATTAATAAAAGGAGTAATAAATAAATGTTGAAATTAAGTGATAAGCAAGAAGGAGATACTCTATCAGCCGAACAGTGGGATAACCATTCAAAAGAGTTAGAAAATATTGTAAGTTTTACAAATCAAGAATTAAATAGTGATACAGACCAATTAATAAAAGCAGTAGATATTATTCAAAAAGATATTTATATAGCTAGTGGAGCTAATGATTATACAGCAAGTAGAAATAATGTAGATAATTCTATAAATGAATTAAAAGATGGTTCAATAATTCATGTTTTATTTACCGAAGCAAATACTGATAGTGTAACACTAGATATAAACGGCTCAAGTTATGATATAAAAAATAGAAATGGTGCAGATTTAATAAAAGGAGATATAACAGTAAATAGAATTATTCCATTATATTTTGATGGAGATAAATTTATTTCTCTAATAAATTTATATTTTGATGATAATAGAATTATTAATATTTTATTAGATGACCATGATGAAATTTCAAATTATGTTAGTTGGCAAGATTCATGGGGAGAAAACCCAACTTATAAATATTTAGTTGTTAGAGGTTATTTACATGAGGGTATATTAGGTTTAGATTGTATTTTAATTGTTTCTCATGATGGTTTTGATACTGAAGATGGAGATACAAACAATGATAGTATTATTGTAAAAGTTTTAGATTTAGTTGCAGATAAAGAAAATTTAGATTTACAAATAGAAAAACATCATAGCCAATCAGGATTAATTCAAGGTTGGGTTGGTTCTGATAGATTAAGAAACGGTATTTTAACAGCTAGTGCATGGGATAAATCATCAGATGAACCAAAAACTAATGCTTATGTATGGGATTTAGGCAATTCTCAATGGGTTGGCTTAAATCAAACCATTGATTTATGGAGTTTATCAAGTTCGCATAGAGTTAGAATAACTTTAAAATAGGATTTATAATGATAATGCAAGATTTTAGTAAAATATCAAAGGTTTTAGATGTTGAAAAAAGAAACGAACTATTAGAACTCTATAATTTTTATATTGGAGATGTAAAAAATTATCTTTATAAATGGCATAAAGAGGAAGATTTTAAATTTTTATGGAGAAAAGAAAATAGTTATTATAAAAATTTTATCCAACCAATAATAAACGGATTAACAAATTTAATTTTTATAAAAGAACATGTAATAAATGTAAAAGAGATTTATAATAAAAATATAGATTTAAATAATACATCTCTAAATAAATTTATGCAAACTGCTACTAAAAATGCTCTATTATTTGGATTAACTTTTATAATTGCAGATACTAATAAAACAGATGAAAATATATCCATAGCAGAGGAAAAAGTTTTAAATATTAGAGGGTTTTTAAAAGAGTTTACATATCTTCAATTAGTTAATTATAGATATGAAAATAATAAACTCTTTTCAATAGTTTTTGAAGATGTTGAGTATTATTATAAAAATGATTTTGAAGCAGAAATTGCAGTTATTTATTACCATTATTTTATAGGTGGGGGTAATAAATATAGAAAAGTTAATAATAAATTTGAATTAATTTCAAGTTGGAATAATGATTTAGATTATATTCCAATTGAAATTATATATGGCTCTAATGATAGTAATTATTTAAATGCTAGTTCAATTGTTTCAACAATTAAAAATTTAAATAAATCTCACTATAATTTAAATAGTGGTATTATGAATATATCACACATAGCAAGTAATCCAGTGCCTATCATGTATGGTTTACCTCAAAATTCAAGTAATGATAAAAATATTACATTAGGTGTAAATTCTTTAATTCTATTTCCAACTAATCAAGGTAACGCTTATAAATTTGAATGGCAAGAAATAAAGGGTTCTAGTGTTGCTATTGCTGAAAGAGAGTTAGAGAGGTTAGAAAATTATATAATTGATATGAGTTTTGATATATTAAGGGTTGAAAAATTTACAACAGCAACAGAAGCTAAAATTAAAGAAAATAAAAACAAATCAATCTTATCTTTAATTTTAAACTCTTTAGAAACAGCTATAAATCATTCATTAGAAAATTTAAAATTATTAACTAATCAAGATATTGGCTCAATAGAGTTAAATAGAGATTTATCAAATATAAGCTTAAATGCAGATATTTTAAACGCAATTATAAATCTTAGAAAAGATAGAGATATTAGCTTAGATACCCTATATAAAATTTTAACAGAGGGAGAAATAGTTAAAATAGATGATATAGAAAAAGAAAAAGAAAAAATTATTGATGAAATTGAAAAAGGAGTTTAAATAATATGCAAGAAAAAAATATAAATAATTTAACTTTTGAGGATATATCTTATATAGATAAAAATGGATTTAGATTTTATAATACTAAAGAGTTATCTAAAAAATTTAAAAATAATGAAAGCAATTACTATATTTTAGAGTTTATAAAAAAGGCTGATAATATTTTAAAAGCTGTTAGAGATAGATTACAGATTGTCACAGATGAGCAATTAAAATCTTTTGGTTTTAGTAATAATTTTGATGTAGTTTTAAAAATTAGAAATGGTCGTAAGGTTGATTATTATTTAATTCAATCTTTAGTTGATGATTTTATTGCATTTATAGATGATGAAGCATATATTAAAATTCTTGAAGATAAAATTTTAAATTGCAATTCATAATATATTATTACTATTTAAAATTTTAGATATAATTAAAATAAAATAAAATGGAGTTAGCATAATGGATTTTTTACAAAAAATAGAAGATGAAAATTTAAGAAGTGAAATAGAAAATTATATTAATAATCTTGAAAATCAATATAAGATTGAAATAAATAATTTAAAAAACTCTCTAACCACGGTTAAAACTGATTTAGAATCTAAAAATAAAGAGTTATTTAAAATAAAAACTCTTTTAGGATTAGATGAAAATACCCCATTAAATGAGGAACTAATTAAATCTAAATTAAATAATAATGAAGATTTATCTAAGGTTGAAAATAAATATAATGAATTAATAAAAGAATTAAATGAAAAGTTTGAAAATAAAATAAAAGAGTATGAGGATAAAATAAAATCATTTGAAAATGAAAAAAAATCACTATTGCTTGAAAATAAAATAAAAGAGGTAATCCCAAATATTAAAGCACAAGATGGAGCATTAGAAGATATTTTATTTAATTTAAAAAATAGTGCTGATATAGACGATAATGGAAATATAATATATAAAGACTCTCAAGGAGTTTTAAGGAATGAAAAAGGTTTACCTATGAGTATATATGATAAATTAAAAGAGTTGAAAGAGAAAAAACCTTATCTATTTAAATCTGAAATAAAAGAAGGTTCAGGGAATGCAAATAATATTAATTCTAATCAAAACATTAGTAATCAAATAACAAGCGATTTTCAAGCAAAAATGTTAGCTAAAGCCAAGATGTTAGGAATAAATTTAAATTAATTATCAATTAATAAATAAAATTATCCATATTTTTATTATAAAAAAAATTAAATATGTTAAAATTAAAATAAAAGTAATAAAGGTTTAAAAATGGCACATTACGATTTATCTAAAATTCTACAAAGAGAGTTATGGACTACCGAGGATATTAATGAGAGTCCAGAGTTATTAAATTTTTATAATAGTGGTATTCTAACAAGAGATACAAGAATAAAAAAAATGGTAAATGCTAATGACATGGGAACAAGGTTAGAAATTCCATTTTTAAAGATTGGAGATTATATTGAACCTAATATATCAGATGATAGCACGAATTTAGCAGATGTAAATGATTTTGAAAAAATTAGACAATTTGCACTATTAGGAAATTATAACCAAGTTTGGGGTTCTTATGATATAGCTAGAATGCTTGATAGTGGAAATGACCCATTTATAGTTATTAGAGATTACATTGCTAGATATTGGAGTTATGATATTAAACATCGTATGGCAAGTATGGCAATTGGAATATTAGAAAATAATAAAGATAAAAATGATTCAGATTTGCATTTGGATAAATCAGGTGAAAATTATAGTTATGAAATGATAATTGATACCCACGCATTAAAAGGGGATAGGGGAATGAGTGGGAGTGATTTTATGATAATGCATTCAAAAGCACTTGCTAGTATTAAAAAAGAAGATTCAGGGAGAATTAGAGCTGTATTAAATGAATCTAATGGAAAACTTATGTATCATCTATATGATGAGAATTCAATTATAATTGTAGATGATATTATGCCATTTGATGGAGAAAATACAACCGTATTATTTGCAGATATGGGCAGTGTTATTTTTGAAGAGTCAGACAATGTTACAAACCCTTTAATGTTTGAAAGAGATGAACTTATAGGAGATGGTGGGGGTAAAGAAATTGTAATCACTAGAAAAAGATATTTACTCTCTTATAATGGTTTTTCATATTTAGGAGTAAATCAAGAAAAATCAACAGGTGCAACACTTACAGAGCTTCAAGATAAAGATAACTATGAAAGAATTGTAGATAAAAAATTATCTCCTATTTCATTTTTAACTTTTGCAGTATAGATTTAATCTATATTGCATTAGTTAAAAAAGGGTTTAAATGAGTAGAAAAGCATATAAACAATTATATGAAGAACTATTAAAAAAATATGAAGCCTCTCAAAATATTATAAAAAATCTTGAAACAGAAAATAAAACATTGCAAGAGAAAATTAAATATTTAAATGATTTAAAATATAAAATTAAAAAAAATAAATCTACTATTAAATATATTAATGGGTTTTATATTCACAATGGTAAAAAATATAATTCTGTTGCAGAAATATTTAAAAATTAAAAGGATTAAATATGGCTAAGAGAAAAAAAGATAATATTGATATTAAAGTTATTGATATTAAAAAAGCTAAAAGACAATTACCAAAATTAAAAAATGCTAGTTATAATAATTCTAACGCTGATTGGTTAGAACAAAATCCAAACTCTAAAAAATATATTGCAAATAAACCAGCTAGATTTAAAGATTTAGATAGAGTTTTAAATGATATAGATAAAGCAGTATCTGAAACTAACACTTATTTAACTAAGCTTGAAATAGATGAAGATAATAAAAAATTAATTGCAACTTTAAATAATGATGATAGCATTGATGTTGATATATCATCTCTATTAGATGATACTTATTTGGAAAATTTAGAAATAGATGATGATAATAAAACTCTCAACGCAATTTTAAATGATGATTCAAAGATAAATTTAGATATATCTAAATTTTATGATGATATAAGAGTTAAAGAAATAAGTTTAAATGATGATACAAAAGAATTAATTCTAACTTTAACTGATAATACAGAGGTAAAAGGGGATATTTCATCTTTATATGACAATATAAATGTTAAAGAGTTATCATTAGATAATGATAATAAAAAATTAATACTAACTCTAACAGATGATAGCACTTTAGAAAGTGATGTAACCCCTTTATATGATAATATAAACTTAGATAATTTATCATTAGATGATGATAATAAACAGTTAGTAGCAACTCTTACAAATGATAGCACTATTAAATTAGATATTGGAGTGCTTTATGATAATTTCTATGTAGATAATATTGAATTAGATGAGACTAACAAAGAAATTAAGCTAACTAGAAATGATGATGAAATTTTAACATTAGATGTAAGTCCATTATACGATAATATAAATGTTAAAGATGTAGCCGTAAATGATGATACAAAAGAATTAATTCTAACTTTAACTGATAATACAGAGGTAAAAGGGGATATTTCATCTTTATATGACAATATAAATGTTAAAGAGGGTAATTTAGATTATAATAACTCTAAAATAACTTTAACTTTAACTGATGATAACACAATTGATATTGATATAAGTGATTTAACCAATGCAGATATTAAAGAAATAAGTTTAGATGGGGATAATAAAAAATTAATTCTAACTAAAAATGATGATAACACCATTGAAACAGATATAAGCGAGTTATA